AGGTGACGATGAGAACAAATCCTCTGGTTGCTGCGTTAAGCAATGACGGAGTTGCTTATGCACATTGGAATATGCCACTGACTCGAGATGACCGTTCAAACAGACACGCTTACATAAAATCAATGTATTCCAAAAGATTAACTGGAGGAGCTACTTATTTTCGAGGCTTGGAATCAATGCGCCATAATGCAAATTGGTTTTACGATGACTTGCTAGGATGGACAACCAAGTCTGTGGGAAGCCATTCTCCAAAAAACAATAACATAAGCGATCCATATAGCTCAGGAACTTTCTCTTGGATCTTCAGCGCAAGATATGGCAATTGGTTTGCTATTAATGAAGAAAATGAAGCTGAAAGGAATGAAGGCAGAGACTTTGCTGTAAAATTTGCCAATCATAATTTTGATTTTCTTGAATACATTTCAGAAGAGCCAGAATTCAATAATAAACATTTTGATTTTACGAGATTTAGTATAATCGACGGCGCTCCAATTGCGGGCTATATCCCAAATCTTAGCTCAAATTCTCGTTATACCCAATTAGACTCATATAGTTATAATCGCGGTGATATAGTGAAAATTGAACTTGCTGAAGGCGAAAAGCTGTATCGTACATTTTACTTCATGTCATTGAAGGATAATAATACTTCTCATGCAGGTTTTTTAAGTAGTTTAATGCAAGATGAAATTAAAGATTTAAATATTCCAACTAAAAAAGGTTTAAGTAAAAGATACTCGGTTTCTACCAATACTACTTCCGACGAGACTGATATTCCATCTTTATTATCTGGACCTATTGAAATTTATAATCCAGATCATTATGGCGGAGATAAAGCTTTAAGAGTCAGCATGGGAGAATCTCATGCAATAATTTTAACAGAATCTGGAAAAGTTTATGGTGTTGGCGATAATTCTCAAAAACAAATAGATAAGTATTTTGAGAGGACAGATCAATTCTACAATATGAATCCAGATACTAATTTCGGAACTCAAGGTATTAATGGTTACGAGTATCTCGAAAGGTTTGGGGTGGGCAATAGCGATCCTTTTGATTCAATGGATGGATGGAAAGTTATAAACAAACCTTTGTTTGCTGTAAACCAATGGAATGCAGGGGAAACTTATCAAACTGGAGATAAGGTTTTTATTAGGAAAGAAACATTCACAGCTTTGGTGTCGCATAATAATGAGTTTAATCTACTTAATAAATCAGATCAATATACTAATCACCCTGGCGTTAATCCATACTTTGTAAATTGGGAAAAAATGGCTGAGCGCCAAGAAGAAAAACTTAGAGTAGAATTGGTTTGTAGGAGCTCAGTTGCGGAATTTTTCGATACCCCATGGCTTAATGGACGTGGGCGTGGTGGCAGTCAAAATAGTAAAATTGTATTCTCTGGAGTTATTCCAGATTTCTTTCATCATAAATCATTAAAAAACCATTATCGAGAAACTCGTGGCGACGCCAGGTTTTTAACTCAGGAATGCTATTTAAGACCTCATAGAATAAAAGACTTCTCCAGAGAGGGCGGTGTTATTGAAAATGTTTTAATTAAAAACATTAAATGCTCTGGATACGGAAGTCTTTTCTTAGATTCCTCAAATAATCTATATGGCATAGGTAATAATGAAATATCAAAATCTCAGAGATCAACGTATTCTTCCGATAATAAAATAGGTAAGGTTTTTGGCGTATCATCTGAATTCTTAAATGGGCCCGAGTTTTTGCAAGATCAGGTTACTTTTATGAATAAAAGCGGGGACTTCGTCTCTTACATATCAAGAGGTTACGCTTACAAAGCTGGAGGCGATGGATTATTTCCTTATTTCGAAAATTATCAAAATGTTGGTGCTCAAGCTTTAATTTTAAAAGATGGTGAGCCGATAGTTGCTAAAATGGTATTTTTGGACGGCCCAAGATTTTGGTCCCATAAGGACTGGTTCTTGAAGAGATTTTTATCTCAAAAAATTAATGGAAAATTTTACTTACAAGATGAGCACTACAAAAAATCCAATGCAGATAGATGCACCTTAAATACAAAAGCGGGCCAATATCTGTCGAATGTTTTTTCACTGCCTGAAGTTGATGGTTTTGTAGATGAATGGCAGCCTGGCAAACACTACAAGGAAATTATTAAAGAAGGTGAAATTATGGATTTATCAGATCTAGAATATGTATCTTCTCAAGAGGGAGAATCAACGGGATATGCAAGCATTAATAAATTTGAATGTCTCTCAAGCTGTTTTGAGTCTCAGATGCCAAGTGTTGTCTCGTATAACGGAAGGATTTTTAAATGCATAAAGTCTCATGGAAATAAATTCGGCTCAGATGCGAGCGATTTTAATATTGACAATCGCACTGGTAGAAATTGGTGGACAAAAACTGCAGAAAGTTATATCCCAGGTGAATTGGGCTCAGAGAATTACTGGCAGGAAATCACTGGAGGTTATAATCGCAACATGATTCAATTTATATGTGAAAAATTAAAGCTCTTTAGGCTGTCTAATTTAAGCTATCTTGACGAAAATAATAAATTTTTTATTAAAGGTTTTACGTTTGGCTTATCTAAAACTGCATCAGGTGAAATCACAGGCATTAAAGATAATTCTGAGTTAATTGCTTTTGAGCGCGGGGCAGAAATTGCAAATCGATCTCCAGAATCAAAAGCTATCGTGAGGAAGTACTGGAATATTGATGACGGTACCCTATTTGACATGCCAGGGTCGGCGTTGGGCCAGAAACCTTCATTACAATGGCTGCCAAACTGGAAGACTTATGTTGATATTCAGGGCGAAGAAATTGATGGCTGGACTCATCCATATCCTACTAACGAATCAATGGCTTCAACTATTTCTGGGGGCGATTTATTATCTTTTGTTGATTGTATGTCTTTTAATAAAAGAAAAGGAGAATATTGGCTTTTTTGTGATGATGCTGACATTGATTTTAGTTATTTATATGATTCGACTAAATATATTAATCATTGGGAAAGTCTTGAGACGTCCAAAAATTCGTTAACTGAAAGCATGAAAGGAGATTTAAATAAAATATTCAAAAACAACGTTCATAATATTTCTCTTAATAATCAAGTTGCTATGATTAGACTCGCTGAAGGCTGGTCCGCAGGCATGTCATCACATTATAAAGGCGGTCGAGCTTTTGAAAAAGAAGGCTCATTTGGAGAGGCGTTAAGTTTAATTTGGCCAACGGTCGATCCTTTCGCGCTCTCAATATTCTCGGCTTATCGGGGAGAATATCAAGATTTATATAATTATAATACCCGAAATAATTCTTATTCTTCATCTGGTGTATTAACTTCCTCAGGATTAGATTTACAGGTTTTAGATTTATCAACAAATCCAAGAAATTTAAAAGCCAGCAATCATAAAGGGGGACTAAATTACGCAGCTATATTTGATGTTGGTTATGTTGGTACTGGAGATCGTTTAACGTGGGGAAGAACGGGAGGGTACGTGAATAATATATTCGCTCCAGAGATCATGCGAGTTCCCTCTACTGGGACGTTTAATTGGTGGGATGTTGTCAGGGATATGTGTTCAAGATTTGCAGTAAGCGCTAATCTTGCGAAGCCAGAGGGATTATTAAATGATTCGCGATCCAGATTTATGGAAAATTATTACAGTCAGCATGCTGGAGACATACCGACAGGAAATCGTTACCCAACTCCCGATGCGAGTTACAAATGGTTTAAACCTCATAATCACATCTGCGAAGTTAGCAAGGGCGCGATATGGGAAAAGCTCGACGAGATGAAATATACAGCCAACAGTGATTCATATGAATATTACGTTCCTTGGAGTTGGGATGACGGCGCCATAAGAAGCACCAATCTTTTTTCAGACAGCATTTTAACGACTCCACATTGGGAGGTTTTCTCGACGACCCCTTCTGTTGATATTACTTCAATATTAGATGCGGGAACCCGCGCGTTAAGTTCTAAACATTTTTTAGATGCTTTAGAAAATTTAACTAAAGATTTACAAAAACCTAAATATTGGTTTATGAATAACGGCGAACGAGGAAATACAATATACGACGGGAAAAATGCCACCCTGGCCAAGGGTAAATCTAGCCACAGAAACAGTAACAATTATGGTGCAAACCACACAAATCTTCTTCAACCTAAAAATGGAGATGACGCTTTCTTTTTAACCCAAGGTTATAATCAATGCACTTATACTGATTTGGCGACACATCCTGGCTTCTTTTTTAATTCTTATTTACTTGATCCTATATCTTTACCTTTTGGGGATACGATATTATCTGGTGGAGCGACTAACCTTAGTCAAACTGGCAGTTTGCCTGGCGTATCGATTAACGCTGGAGAATTAATTTTATACAAAGGAATATATTTTGAGGCTAAAAAAGATCTTAATACCGGAAATAATTCAATGTTTCCTTTTGCAGAATACCCCCCTTTACCTTGGGACTCAGATCGTCATGCTCCGAATGCTCCAAGCTACAATGGCACATTGGAAAATAGCAATTGGAAAGTTAAAAAAGAAGGGCCTATGCATTTACATAGATATCGATCTCAAATATGTATTGCTCATTCAATAAATTTATCAAAAATCATACTTAATAAAAAACACGCAGACGATCCTTATCAAAGAGATGCATTTATTCCTCAGCAAACTATAGGGCATAGTCAAATAGATTTCAGTTTTATAAAAACAAAAAAAATTCATCGATCTTCTTCATGGAATCTTGATGATTTACATAATTTTAAAAATTTTAATGTTATGCGTAGGGCTGACTGGGAGCAAAAAGATTCTAGTAATCTTTTGCCTTATGAGCATATGAAGAATCAAACCCACCCAGTGATAGAAAACGAAGGCGTTAATGGAGACCCATTAACTTTAGCTTCTCTTGATCCAGGTTTTCCATATCCACAATGGTATGAACACCGTAACTCGAGCATCTCTGATCTTCAAACTTTCTACTATAGTAACGCAAGAGAAGTAATTTTGCCTCCTGACACAGACTGGAACAGTAATATTTCAATTAATTTTGCCATGTTATTTAGTGGTGACTATTGGTATAATGTATGGCTCGCCACTAAACTCGCAATAGCTTATGGATTTAAGAATTTTGATGACTTTGACTCGGTCGTTACAATCATGGGGGCTAAACATCCAACTAACGGACTTATTTGGAATTTTCCCGGTATTTATGACACTTATGTTTGGTCGAGCCAAGGCGCAGCTGTAAATTGGGATCCAGCGCAGGCCAATACTGGACCTGATTCAGAATGGGAAGACTATACCGATGAAACCGTTGATCAATGGGAAAGTGCTTTAGCCGGATCGTGGGATACTTATGAACCAAACGCAGAAGGAACGGGGTCAATAGGTGGACTTAAAAATACTTATGATGATGCTTCAAATACGACGGAATCTTATTTAGAAAATCCGACAGGAAATAATTCTCTGGACTCTCGGCAAATAGCTGTGGAAGCAGGCATGGGCCCATATAATAATATAAACGCTGCTGTAGAAGCAGCTCAAAGAAACGAACAAAATTGGGATTTAAGATATAAATTTCCGTCGCCAGCATGGCCTTCGATATATGGTAGTGTTACAGATTATATGGAAACGATTTCTGAGCTGCATAAATATGGCTTTTCAGAATTTACTAATGGCGAAAATTCAACGCACACAATTTGGGGCCGAGAGCTTCATCATGATTTTTATTGTTCTGGAAAAACTAATTCTAGATTTTATTCCACAGATAGCTTGAATTATTTATCAAGTAAAGCGCCCGCTTTTAAAAATAATATTTTTCACAAGCCAAATTATTCAGAGAGTTATATCTCCCCAAGCGACGGAGGTTCTGTAAAAACATTTGCCAATAACCACGAAGAATTTACAGCAGCATACAATGATCAGAAATATTATTGGGAATATACTCAAGATGAAAATTATCTTATTCAATCTGTTGGTTATCCTCAAGAAGCAAATCAAGAAAACACTATTTATATTCCTAATAGAGCCCTGTTATTTGAAAATGCAGGGCAAGCCAGAGATACAGAAAGGACTCGCAAGCCTGAGATAATAATCAACGCAAATGGAACAATTACGAAAAAAGAAATTCATTTAATTCACGATCCGACACGCATTCGTCGACTTAATCCTGATTCTGATGCCCATCAATTTACTAAAGGAAATGTTTATCATTGGGGTGAGTGGGCTTATATTTGTAGACGAAGTTTTACCATGAATGCTCAATATATGAAGGATGACGCTGGACCTGCTTTTGAAAGCAATGATAGATTTTTAAAATTTGCAAAAATTGAACCTATATCTCCGTCCGCTCAATTCGAAAAAACTTGGAACTTTGAAGGTAATACGGAGAATAAAAACGGACTCAACTCTCTTCCAGTTCATTTTTTTGAAGATTTCCCAGCAACAGTTAAAAACTTAAGACATTTAAGGTTTGAGCTTAAACCTATTTACCCCATGGAGGAGAACTTTCATGGAGAGAATCAAGTTTATCTAGATACATTAAATAAACATGACGCAGCTCCTGATGGCACGAACCATATTCACCAAGGCTTTATTAATGTTAATTTCATCGAAGGAACTCGGCAGTGGACTTTAGAAGGTGGGGTTGCGGGGCTTGTGCTATCTGATTATTTTGATATATTTAAAGAAGGATATTCTTACAAGGGCAATAGGGCGTATGATGAATTTTCAGACAGAGGCAAGCACTCTACAACATGCTTAAGTCAAATCATGTCTCTAGGTATTGGAGATCCATATGATTATGCTGTCACACGAGAAGAGGCTAAACAAATTGCGGAAGAATATGTTATAAACATTGCAAAAGAAAGAGAAGGTTTGGATTATGTGTGGTACGACGTAAGGCTTGAGTCTTGGGTTGTTGGAAGAAATTGGCTACATGAAAAGAAGAATAATACTCTTTATGCTACCGAATCTAAGGCTAGGGAGGCGGCGCATAACTTAGGAATGTCGGACTCAGATTTAGTGAGCTGGGAAAAAGAATACATTCCAAGAGTTTATAAAAACTCAGATAACACACTGAATAAAAGTTTTGATAAATTACTAGAAACTGATGTTCTATATATCGGAGGAAAAGAACATCATCAATGCCTCGCTAGAATTAATGGTGTTATTAAAAAATGGGGAGAAGAGGTCGAATCCGCTTGTCCTGGAACCTTGACTATTGAAAATGGGCAACTTTGTTTCGGTTTGATTGGTACTATGTTAAATATTAAAGATTGGGTAGAAATTACAGGAATAAGTTTTGATATATCTTAAAGTTATATATAATTAAATATGGATGATGTATTATATGGCTGTGTTTGTAATAATGTAGTAATTGTAAGCTATTTATCTGAAGCAGGATTTATTACCCGAGGCTTATTTTCGAATAATCCTAGGTTTGTCAAATCTTCTAACTTAGTTTATAATAATCATTTTAAATTTGAATGTTATGAATTTTTTAGAAATAAAAAAGTTATTATCGAGGATCAAACTAAAATCCTAGAAGCTTCTTTTCAATCTCCCGAAGGCGTGAGAGCTGGGCAAATTGTATATGGAGAATGTCAACCAACTAAAAATTTTATAACAGATGCGATAGATAATTTTCCTGAGATTAAATTACCGTTTGAGAGAGGTAATATAAAATCGGTTTCACTTGAATCAAAAAATAATGCAATTGCTTTTTTTACTGGTTCCGAATTAGAATTTTCAGAAGATCAAGCAGATGAAATATTGGACGATTTAATTTGTAGTGAAATATTTATAAAAGTTCCACTGGAAGAAATGTTTTTGGATTTTTTATCAAAGGGCGACGGCGAAAATCAGTGGCGTAAAATAATAAATTTATACTGTGAACTGTCAATTAACGAGGTAAAGTCTGACAACTCAATTAAGGTATCAAAGAAAGAAAATTTAATAAAAATAATTGAAAAATCTAAAGATATAAAGATTGATAATTTATCTTCATTAAAAAATGCTAGCTGGCCACGACAGCTTATGCCTCGGCCTAATTGGTTTTCTTCCGAGACTTAATTCTTTTAATTTCTTGGGGCAGTATTCTTTCTACATCCGAGCCTTTGCCTTCTAACATACATTCTGCTGGAGTTTGTCCATCAAGTAATTGATTTTCTGATTTTAGCCAGCATGTTGATTCGTAGCCATTGAGGCTTTTGCTTAACATTTTTAATATAGTGTGGTTATTTTTCATTTATATATTATATATACACTAGATTGGTGTATATAATACATTATACGCATGACTGTTAAAAAGTCCAACAAAGAGAAACCTGATTTTGTTATTCCTCAGTTAAAACAAAAAATTGCAGTAAATTCATTAAAGCTGACCGAAAAACAAAAGAAATTTTTATCAATTGCTTTTGATGAAAATACTAAACTTATGTTTATCGCTGGGCCTGCTGGTTCAACAAAAACATATATGGCAGTATATTCAGCCTTAAGGTTGCTGAGCGCTTATGACGAACTTGATTTGTTGTATGTTAGAACAGTAATTGAAAGCGCAGAAAAAGGACTGGGAGCACTCCCTGGAGACATAGATGAGAAGTTTAACCCTTATATGGCTCCGTTAGAAGATAAGCTTTATGAAATGCTACCTAAGAATAACACCTCAAAAAGAGACATGTTTGACGACGGAAGAATTTCAGCAATGCCGATTAATTACTTAAGGGGTTCTAGCTGGAAGGATAAGGTTGTCGTTGCCGACGAAGCGCAGAATTTTACATACAAAGAACTTACTACTCTGATCACAAGAATAGGGGAAAATTGTAAGCTATTTATATGTGGTGATTTTATGCAAAGTGATATTAATGGAAAGAGCGGTTTCGCTCCAATGTTTGATTTATTTAATTGTGAAGATAGTCGGGGTAATGGCATTCATGCTTTTAAATTTGGAAAGGAAGATATATTACGCAGTGAAATACTTAAATTTATTATCTCAAAGCTTGATTCCGCAAAAACTTAAAGAAATATATTTCGAGAAAAAATTGACTAATGTCCCTGTTCAGCCGATAGATGAGAGGGATTGGGTTTTGCCTGCGGATAAACTTTTCAAAGTCGCAGTCAAAGATCTAGAGAATTTTTCCTTGAGAGACAAAACTCCGCCAGTTAAAAACCAAGGAAACATTGGCTCTTGTGTCGGACATAGCGGTAGGGTGGTTTATGGGTGCGCTAAAGAGTTTTTAGGGTCTGAGCCTAGCGCTATGCATATATATAAAACTGGGCAACTATTTGACCCCTGGCCAGGCGAAGATTATTCTGGGACAACAATCAGGGGAGCAGCAAACGGATTAAAAAAAGTCGGGTGTTGTGAAGAAAAATATTGGCCTTATACTGGCAAGGAGAACGCTCCAAAAGTCGATGGATATTTAGAAAATGCTGGAAAATTTAAAATTAATGCTTTTTATGTAATTGACAAAAATGAAACAAATCAAATTAAAAAAATGCTCACACAAGAACCTCTTTGGACTTCAATTATGGTTCGTAGGGAACTTTTTAAAACTCCTCGCAACGGAATAATTGATTCGGAGAAATATCTTAATAGTGAAAAAGCAGGAGGTCACGCTATTGCGATGGTTGGGTGGAAGACAATTAATAAAAAATTATATTGGGAGTTTCAAAACAGCTGGGGAAAGTGGTTTGGAGATCGAGGCTTTTTCTTTATTGAGAATTCTCTTTATAAGAAAATAATTATTAATTCCAATGGGCCTTTTTATATCGAGACGAAATCTGAAATTGAGCCAACAAAACCCGAACCAAAACCTAAGCCGAAGCAACAAGAAGGGTTATTAAAATTTATCAACAATATAATTAAAAGTGTAATTGAAATTATAAAGAAGATTTTTTAAATTATGGAACAAGAGAAACAATTCTGGAAGAGTAAGAAATTCTGGGCTGCATTCATGGCAGTCCTAGTCCCCATGCTGAACCATTTCTTAGGGTGGAATATGGATCACGAGGCAGTCACTACAGTTATGACCCCAATGCTTGCATACGTTGTTGGACAAGGTATGGCAGATCTAGGAAAAAACGCTAAAAAATAATGGGCCCAATATTAAATACTATTTTGGGGGCAGGAATCAAAATAGGGGCAAATTTGATTAATGCATGGTTGGAACAAAAGCGACAAGATCAGCTTGCGTTGGCGGCAAGAGACAAAGATACTCTTGACGCTTTAATTAAAAATCAGCAAGCTCAAGCATCTGACGGATTTGTTAAAGCCACTCGCAGGGTTTTATTTTTATCCATAACATTTACCCTGTGTTACCTTATGATATATTACGCCCATAATCCAAGTATTAGTTATGATATGATCGTGCCTAAAGGCGATAATGCTAAATGGGGTATATTTTCTTGGTTTTTTGGGGCAACGGATTTTCATGTTGTAACATTGACAGGAGGCCTCATGCTTTCTTCTTTTATGGATCTATGTTTTATGGTTGTAGGTTTTTATGCAATACCAAGTAAGAAAAGATGAAATATTTAATGATATTAAGTTTATTCTTGTCAGGTTGTTTTTCAACTAAAATAAAGAGTCGGTCAGATTCCATGCCGCCAAACGGGATAATTAATACTTTTGATAATATAGATTCTGATTCCAATGGAACAATTGATAAGTTAGAATTTTATCAGTCTGCTAATCAAGTTAATTCTTATGATCCTAGTTTAGTACTAATTATAATTATTGCTGCAGTTTTTATATGCTGTTCTATAACTTTTCGGTTTTCTTCAAAAAAATAATGTGTACATATTTATATGAATGACCCTTTTGCTTTAATAATTGCATCGGTAGTGTCTGTAGTTGGAACGCTAGTTAGTATCTGGTTTAGAAATAAACTAGAATATAAAAAAGAGAACTGTTTGGAGTCTAGATCAAAAACAGGGTCTAATGTATATCAGGCTTTGAAATATATTCACTCTGTTACTGATTGTGATCGAGCATATGTATTTGAGTTTCATAATGGAGAGCACTTTTTTTCAGGAAAAGGGCAGCAAAAGTTTAGTTGTACTTATGAATTTGTTAAGAACGGAGTTAGTAGTGAAGCTGGCAATTCGCAAAACCATAGAGTGTCTAATTTTAACACATACATGGATGACTTAATTTCAGACGGTATATTCGAATGTAGGGACGTATCTCTGCTTGAAGACCCAGCCTTTAAGAGTGTTTTAAAAAGCAAGGGGGTTGAGTCTATAGTGAATGTCCCAATTAAGACTTTAAATGGAGCGATCATAGGAATACTTGGAATAGAGTATCTAGACGCAGTTGTAGATTTTAAATGCGACCCTTCAAATAGCGATTGTTTTACTTTTTTAAAGAGACAGGCTAGATTAATTGGTGGCTATATTGCTTAGTTGATATTATCTAATTATTTGCATATAATAGATTTATATGCTGTATAATTACTGTAAGTCGTGTGGGTCTAAAAATTACTATGCATTGTCTCCACCTCAATTCTGTTCGAGTTGCGGCGCTTCTTTTGGGGGACATCAGGCTGTTGCTAATCAAAAAACTCAAAATAGCGTAAAGCCTAAGCCTTTTGTTAAAAAGCGCCCTTTAAGGAGTTCGCGAGACCTTAGCACCGAAGAAGAGATCGAGCGAGATGATGGTTTGGACATAAATGAGATTCCAAAGATAAACAATTTTCAATGCGAAACTTCAGGCAACGCTTTCGGGGGAAGAATTTTTAAATTAGATTCTTTTTTGCCTCAAGAGGAGGAATCTAAAGTTGAAGAAACCAAAAAAACAAAAACAAAAAGAAAAAGAGGCCGACCAAGAAAATCAAAATAATTATTCTTTCGAAGATAAATACGAAACCATTAACCAGGAAGTTAGAAAAAGAAAAAATAAATGGTTTTTAGATTCTTTAGCTTGGTTTGATTTTGAAGATGTTGAGCAAATTATAAAAGCTCATATCTATAAAAAGTGGGACCAATGGGATCAGTCTAGAGCTTTGGGACCGTGGATCAACAAGATCATTACCAACCAGATGAAAAATATATTAAGGAATAATTATAGTAACTTTGTGCGGCCGTGCCTTAATTGCCCATTCAATCAATCCAAAACTAGCATGGATCCAGGCATTAGTTCTGGGTCTCTTTGTGGTTTTACTAGGACAGGCCTGCAAGATTCAGAGTGCCCATTATATGCAAAATGGGAAAAGACAAAGAAATCAGCGTATGATATTAAAATGGCGGTAACGATGGAGAACCACACAGGGGAAGTTTCTGCGATGGAAGATCCTCAGTTAGATATTGATGAAGCCATAAAAAAACTATCAGCAGAAATGAAAAAGCATTTACCAGAAAAACAATATAAGGTTTACAAAATGTTGTATGTAGATCATAAAAGCGAAGAGGAGGTGGCGCAAATCATGGGTTATAAAACTAACGAAACAGGGCGAAAAGCTGGATATAAACAACTTAAAAACTTAACAAAAATATTTAAAGAAAAAGCAATTTCAATATTAGAGAAAGGAGAAATTATAGCGTATGAAGAAGCATCTTCAACTCACACAAGAACAAAAAGATCTTATTGATTCTAAGGGCGTTAATATCACCGACCTCTCCGCATTGACTAGAGAAGTTTTTGATGATGAAAAGCTTGACGGCAGAACTAAGCAGGGGCGAGCTGTCAGAGAATATTTAGCAGAGAAAGAAATCGCATATCAGACAAAACATATAGATAAAAAAGAAGATGTTAAATTAACCGAAGAACAAAAAGAGTTTATAGTCAAT